ATGTCACACTGTTTGGATAAATCAAAAACATCGTTTAAAAACACTGTTTATTGGCCCCGAAAATGAGTGGGAAAAGCTTCCCCAAATAGGTCAAATTTTGCTTAAAAAAAAGCTCAAATAATTACTTAAATATGAGCGAAAAATACGATGCATTTTAGATGCAAAATCGACACCCCAAAAACTCCATAACCCTTGATTTATCAAGGGCTTATCTACAACAATAAAAACAACAATTACGATGCCTAATACTACCCTATAAACATCTACAATATACAAATACATTATCATAATAACTATAGTAGAATATACAGAGAGAAACACTCTAAAAAACGATACAAAACAAGCAAAAAACTAGAGTATGATGAGAGGGAGGTGATTTGTCTAGCCTCAACCTCTCTCCAACACCACTTTTGCCACTTTTTCCTTGTAGAATAAGGGAATTCTGGCTATACTAACACAATGAAAACATACGAAAAAGCTACTGCATTCATAGTAGCAGCACTACTTTCGCCCGTCATCCTAGTATTCGGAACGCTTTTGAGCGCCTATTTCGCGCTCTACCTGATGTTCTACATGTTGATTGAAGGACCGACAGAGAAGAAAAACACCCCCAAAAACACCAAAAAAACAGTCCTATAGTATAGTAAAACACACTTTTGTCTACTTTTTCCCCTGGTAAAACACAAAAAATGACGTTTTTACCCCCCTAAAACACCAAAAACAGCCCTGAAGTAGCCCAAAACCAAATTACCAATCATTTTAACGCAAATAAAGTGCATTAGTAAGCCTAAAATGCCCCGAAAATGCCCCAAAACGCCCCAAAATGAGGTTTTACCCCCCCTAAAACACACTTTTGTCTACTTTTCTCCAGGGGTAAACACAACTTTCTCTTTTATAACATGAACAACACAGCAGAACAAACAACAGTATACGAAACGCCCACACTCGACATCGAACAAGATGCCAAGTGTGACAAAATGTCACACCTAGAAGCAGAAAAAGAATATCTGCGTCTAAAAGAACTGCTCGCTAGTATGAAGCGCGGCAAACATAGTCGTCAACGAGGCACAAAAGGAGCTTTTGGTTCTCGCGGTCTGAATCGAAAAGAAAAAATTACCAATTTGTTGCGGCCAAATAAACAATAGGCCAGACACTAGGCTACAAATTTTTCGAGCCGTAATAAACAAGGCGCAGCGCACCAGTCTGCGTTTGCGCCATTTACGCTTTTTTTTTCTGTTTTTGGACGTTTTTGGTCTGTTTTTTTTTTATTTAAAAAGAATTTGACCTATCCGAAAAACCCCCTTATAGTGTGGCCCACATGAACGACACATCATCCAAAAGAGGGCGCGGACGCCCAGCAGGCAGCACAAGCTTCGTCAAGATTAGACTCTCTGATCTTATCGACAACCTCGGAGCCAAGGCTAGCGTCTGCGTTTCTAAAAAATGGTTGGAAGAAATTGGCTTGACACTCTCTGAGCAAGTTGCCACAATCGCCCCAGCGCAAGAAGTTGCTGCTGAAGAACCAAAAATCGATTTCGTTATCACGAACTTCGAAGACTAAACACAAAACAACACAATCAATACTTTGATCCTTTTTTAATATTATCAATTGCCCAAAGAGGTTGCAAATTAGAATAATGAAAACACTTTCTTTGTTCTTCTTCTATAGTTAAATCGAAAGAGCAGCATGGTCGAATGTGATCCATGTGCCAACAGTTAGAATGATTGCCATTGGGATTACCGTAATTTTCCCAAGACATTCCTTCTGTAAACTGAGATTCTAAGTGAGTTTTTAAATCTTCCATCGAACAACCAAGAAGATCCATTGTTTTGATTGATTTGGAACCTAAAAGAAAACTATAAACTCGTTGCCTCAAAGCTTTGCTTAATTTAAATTGGGGATTAGAAGACAATTTTTGCCTATTCATTTTGTGACGAAGCTTAATAGACTCTTTGTTTTCATTATACCATTCTTTGTTTTGCAGGTTCTTCTTTTCCTTATTACGCTCAAACCAAGATTTGTGAGCTTGTTTTTGCCGCTCGACATTATCTTGTCTATAATTTGAATAATAATCAGGATGAGAAGAGTCCCACTTTTGTTTTGTTTCTTTAGAGCATTCAATACATCCATACTGAGAGGCCCAAAACGAATCAATAGATTTTGCTTTTTGACACTTGGCACACCATCGGCAATTATTTTTCATCAACAATTCCTTCTCTTTCTTATTGACAATCTTCCCTGATATACTAAAACCTTCCTTGTCGAACGCATCCATACAGTATATTACACTTAAACTACCAACTATTAGACAAATATGTTTGAACAATTAATCGGCCAAGAACACATTAAGCGCAGTCTTGAATTTTATATGAGGGGCGCACATAGCGGTAGTGTCATTCCCCCGCTTATGTTTAACGGTGCTCGCGGACTTGGAAAAACAGAATTTATTCGCCAGTTTGCAAAGGGTATTAAAAGACCCTATCTGGAAATCAATTGCTCGACCATCAAGAACAGCAAACAATTCTTTGAGCAGATTTTTATTCCTGTCATTATGGATAATGAAATTACTATCGGGTTTGACGAGTGCCATGCGCTACCGAAAGATTTGGTTATGGCGTTTCTGACTGTGTTCAACATCGATAACTCACGGCGGCGCGAATTCAGCTTTGAAGATTCCTCGCTCGAATTCAATTTTGAAAAGCAAACTTATGTTTTTGCTACTACAGAACCTGATCGTCTATTTACCCCGTTTAAAGATCGCCTTTCTATTATCGACTTTAAGCCATACACTCAGCCGCAACTTGCAGACATCCTACAGAAGAAACTGGATCATGTTGTTTTTGACGCACCCACTCTAGTTACCATCTCGGATAGTCTTCGGGGCAATGCTCGCAGCGCAGTTAAACGCGCAAAAGAGATTGGTATGTATTGCGAGTCTAAGAATCAATCAACATTCGGCGCAAAAGACTGGAAAGAACTGTGTCATGATCTAGGCATCAACGCACTCGGATTAAGCAACACAGAAATCGAGATCTTAAACGTATTAAAGAATCGGGGCGATTGCACGTTAGGTATGCTGAGCGCGGCAACTGGATTGTCCCGCACCTGCATTCAACGCGACTCTGAAATTTATTTGCTTAAAAAAGGTCTTATGGACATCGACATCAAGCGCAAAATTACGCCAGCAGGAATTCGTGCGATTTCTTGAAGTATTCTATTGACACACCCCAAACCAGCAGTTACCTTTTCCCCGACATGAAACCTCTTCACTATATCATCAGCAACAACGGCATCGGCATCGCAATCGGAATCGTTGGAGACAAACAAGCGGCGCAAGAAGACGCAACCCTAGCAGAAAATATTTATGGATGTAATACCTCTGATCATTTGTTTAATAGTCTTGTGTATATGCCTAGCGTCAACCAATTTCGAAAATTTCTGATTCTAAAAGAATACTTCGCAATTTGGGATGAACACTGGACGCGCAACCGTGTAGCCAAAACAAAGACGCCTGCGCGTGATATGCAATTCACTCGCCGCGCCATCAAACGCGCTCGTCTCGTCATCGACGGTCAAGTTTCCTATCAGAACTTCATGCAACAGATCAGTAGCCGCAACAATGAGTATTCTATCGGAGGATACAGTGATGAGCAAGCAGAAGATTAAACACAACAAATAAACATGATTACTATTCTACAATGGAGCGATGGCGGCATCAATAAGTTTGTCAAGGGAGATCCTAATATTCCTGATTTTATTGCTTGGAAGCGCAAAAAGAACACTGATCTTCGTATCGTGTGCCGCTATAACATCAAGCGAGAATCGCTAACAAACTAACACATAGAGCTTGGCATCTCTTTAAACTGCCAAACTTTAGACTGCCAAATAACAAATTGCCAAATAATAAAAAGCTAAATAACTAACAGTTAGAATCTAACAGGTCGCATGTGATCAGTTAGATTCTGTTAGAACCTGTTAGGCTCAGGCGGGGGGAAGGTCCAACCCTAACAGAACATCTGTCGGGTCGGGAACCTCCATAGAATCATAAAAATCTTTCTCTTGTTCCGCCAAGTCAGCTTTTGCGCGAGACTTAGCATCAAAGAAAGTTCTATTGTTTACACAATAACCACAACCCCCATGATTGCGGCAACTGTGATCGAAACGGCGTGAATCGAATTTTTTCGGATAGTCTTTTTTGCGTGAACGGCTCATAATGTTACGAAAGGCTTTTAATTTTCCTTGCAGGGATAAGTTACCATTTGGCAATTTTTTGTCAATAAATAATTGGTTTATTTTCACTAACAGTTTCTAACACAATCTAACACATTGCATGCGGGCCGCTAGATTCTGTTAGGCCCTAACAGTTAGGCCCTAACCGAAAGTTAGGGCGGGCCGTTAGGCCCACCCGTTAGGTTCTGCTAGGTTCTGCTAGGTCTTATGCTTTGCAATCACTGATTCGATGTTGTCAAAGAAATCAGTTCCTGATTCACGGAGGAAAATTTCAGCGGGGCCAAGCTTGCCGTCCTCTTGCACTTCGTGAGCGGAAAGGCTTAAAACCTTGCCGTTGTCATCGTGAATCGCACAAACAAAATGATCGGGTAAATTCTCGGGGTGAATTAACATTTGAAAGATGTTCATCGGTAGTATGCGCAAGAGAGAGCTAGAAAGAGGAAGAAAAGGAATTGGAACACATCCACTTAAACCCCCCCTTCGTTTGGTTCAAGCACAAAGCCCGTTGCGTCTTTCTTAGCAAGCCCCTTTTCTTTCAAGCCTACAATCACTCCCTTGCCGTCTAAGAAGCGAAGATCCGTTTCATCCCCATCAACTACGCGCTTGCCATAGTAGAAAGCGGGAAGGGATTTGCGGAACACCATAGCGACATTGCCACCCGACTTGAGGAACGCAAGAGCAAGCTCGCCGTTGCTTTCGGAACGTGAAAAGGTAAGATGATAATTCAAAGGCAATTCACCCGCGAGAAATTGAGTCATCCGAGATGGGCTTTTCGTGTAGTCGTAAAATTGCACGTTTGGAAACAAATCAAAAATTGTTTGCTTTTCAAACTTGATTTTTTCCCATGGTAGGTCAGAAGTCAAATTCAGACGAAAGCAAGGAATCATTTCATGTTTTTCAGCCTTGCGAATAGCGGCGGAAATTTCTTTCTTAAGCTGAGCAAGAAAAGCTGGCTTATCAGAAAAGAATAGCTTAGTCTTTTCAATGCGAGCTTTCTGCACGGTGGAATAAACACCCATTCCCGCAGTATTCAAGCATGCTGCCGCGCATCCCTTGCTTGCATCCTTGCAGACGTTAAAGCCCGAAAGCTTAGCGGGCGCGAGGTGAATGCCGAAAGACATGAAGCCAAGTTTTTCGCCTTTTTTGATTTTTGTGTTTGAGGTAGTGAGAAGTTTCATTGCGGGGAAAGCTTACCAACCCGAGAGCAGCCTTGCAAGGTCTTTTTTGCATAATTGCAAAATATTTTTAACCTAGCAGCGTTCTAGCAGAAACCTAACAAAACCCTAGCAGAACCCTAACCGTTAGGCTGCAATTTTCTAACGGCTTAATAAGTTAGCTAACAGATTCTAACACTATCTAACAGCGGGCATGCGATCTGCTAGATTCTGTTAGCTAACTGTTAGGTTCTAACCAAAAGTTAGGGCGGGCCGTTAGGCCCACCCGTTAGGTTCTGTTAGGCGTGGAACTCTTTCACGATCTTGCCACACTTAAAGGTAATGACAGAATCATTTTTGGTCGATACCCATCCGCCGCCCCGCTTGTCAAGAATGCTTTTTTTGTTGCGGTCCACAAAAGGAACGATTCCTTGCGGTCTTAATCCAGTGCCAACAATCAAGCGGTTGTATTTATCCTTTCCGTTCACCACACGAACTGAGCCGTCTTTTTTGGTGAAGGTGATGGAAAAGAATTTTCCGTTGGTTGCGGCGATGAGTTCATCAAGGGATGGCTCGTGAATAGTGGCAGGTGTATTTTGCATTTTGTTTTTTCTTTTTTCTTTTTTGGTGGACTGCGTTGGCGGTTGCGCGAATCGCAACGAACAACACTGAGAAGAGAATAGCGGAATAGATGAGGGATGCAATCATTTTTTTTTATTTTTTATCAAACAATTCGACAATTTCAGCTTTGAGATTTTCCAAGAAATTTTCCATGTTTCCAGAGTCGTCCTCCATGGGAACCTCCATTTCAAAATACTCCGCAATTGCGTCTTGATACCCCGTGATGATTGCAATGATTTTTTCTTTCATGTCGGGGATATGGTGGCAGTTTTTACAGGGTTGTCAATTTTTTTTTAATTTATTTGACGAGAGAAACGGAACCATTTACAAGGCGAGCGTATCGAATGCAGTTGGCTGCTTCCGAACGATTAAAAACAATTTTTCGGAAACCGTCAAGGACAAAGCAATCTTTACGTGAAACATTTAAAGAAACGGTTTTGAACGGGCTGCGGATGAGGTAGGTCTTCATGACGGGGAGAAGTTACCAATTAAAAACATGTCTTGCAAGTTTTTTTTACTACAAAATCGCTAACAGTTCCTAACAGTAAAAGCTGCAATTTTCTAACACCTTAATAACTGTTAGAATCTAACAGAATCTAACAGATCGCATGCCCGCCGTTAGATTCTGTTAGGCTCTAACTGTTAGGTTCTAACCGAAAGTTAGGGTGGGCCATTAGGCCCACCCGTTAGGGCTTGTTAGGCTTCCACAATTTCGGCGTCAAGAACCGTTAGGCCGCGATGCCCCGCGATACGGTCAAAAATACTTTGGCAAGTCATGGTGCGGAAAGGGAGCTTGGTCAAATCGCCACCTTTCAAGTTTTCAGTTACTGAGTTGTAGAGAGTCCAGAGTGAACCACCTTTGAACTCTTCATGGCGTGGATTGCGGAACTCTTGCACTGCGTTGTAAATCTCGCGAGCGGGGAAAGCTTTTGAGTCCACCAAGTCCACAAGCAAGCTCGAAGCTTGGTCGCGGGAAATTTCAGTTTGCTGGTAGCTTTCAATACGCTTACCCATGTCTTGCCAATGGGAAACAACACGAGCCACCGCATCCGAAAGCACACGGGGAAGATCCGCCATGATGTTCGTTGTGTGACGGCGGGCCAATTTGATATCTGAAGAGAAGCAAAGATTCTCACAGACCATCATCCGATTTCCTACGCACACCGAGGCGGCGAAGCTTTTGTCGTGAGCATTCCGCAAACCGAGAACAATTTGACGATCAGTGCCTGAAATGTCCACACCCGAAAGAGCAAAGCCCCCAAAGTAGCGTTGACCACCCCGTGCAAGGGAATGTTCCTCTTGAACGATGGAAAGACCCGCCCGCTCGATTGCATCACGGGTAAGGGTGACAAGTCCAGCGTGGGCGATAGGCTGAAATGAATCGGTTTTTTCAGGAGTTGCAACGGTGAAAAGTTGTTCTGCGTTGACTTTGTTTTTAGCGATGATGAGCGACATTTTTTTTTTTTTTTCGATTGTTTTGAAGTTGCCCCTTTCTGCTGGGGCTGAGCGTTTGGCGGTGCGTGTTTTGTTTTGTCTGGGGAAAGAATACGGGATGAATCGGCACTTGTCCACATCTTTTTTATTGTTTTCATGCTTTTAACCACTAACAGTTGCAGCTAACAGTTTTCTAGCAAATTGCCAACAGATTACTAACAAATTGCTAACAAATTACTAACAGTTTTCTAACAGAAGTCTAACAGCGGGCATGCGATTCGTTAGATAGTGTTAGAAGCTGTTAGATGCTAACAGAAAACGGGGAGCGGCCACCCAGCCGCTCCCCTACTCATCACACCTGAAAGTTGTTAGGTTCTGTTATAGAACTTGGTGAATTTGATTTTTAGCTTGGCGGAACATAGCATCTTCGACTTGCCGTGTCAACCAACTTTTTTGCTGAAAGATTCCCGCGCCATAAGTTGGAGTCGGCGGCGGATTGATAAAGTTAATTAAGCGTTTCAGTGTTTTCATGTCGGGGAGAAAATTATTTTTTGAAATGATTTAAAAGATTATCATCTTGATCGTATTCTTTTATCTCTCCGATATTACAGTTAGGATGGTGATGACGAGCTTGACAAATGGCATCGGCTTTGTCCTTGGCAGAAACAAGAATGGTCCTGTGATTAAAGCCTTTATCTCCATGAAAGCAGGGCATTGCAATTAAGAATTTATTTTTCATCTCGGGGAAAGGTTAGTCTTTAGAGGCGGGGCTGTCAAGTTTCTTTTCATTGGAAAAGATTGTTTTTTCATTCAAGAAGATTTCCAAAGTTGCTTGCCCACCGTTATCCTCAGGATTGAGGATTTCATCGACTCCATCAATTTTTTCGACTTCAGGCTCAAAGCTATTATCGCAAGCCCAGTTGTAAACGTCCATCGCATCCGCTTGAGGATTTTCCTTCATGAACTCTCGAAGCTCTTCTTCGTGTTCATCTGAAATGTCGAAACGTTCCCAAGTAGTTATTTTATAATCAATTTTCATGTCGGGAAAAGGTTACTTGTTTCTCAGTTACTTGGCAAGGCATTTTTCCAGTATTCGGCGGTTCCGATTGCAAACAAGTGGGTGTTATCATGATCTTGGTCAAAATAAAGTTCGTAATTGTTTGTCAACGATTCTTTCTGTTCCTCATTCAACTTGAGATTGAATTGATTGTGAAAAAGTTCTTCGATTATCGCAAAAGCATCTTCGAAACATTCTGTTTCAATGATTCGGCCTAGTGAGTTATTGTGGATTTTAATTACAAAGAATTTCATCGCGTTCATGTCGGGGAGATAATGAACCATGAACTAGCCTATTGCAAGATCTTTCTAGGATATTTATTTTCACCGTTCTGCAATTTTTTGCTTGACATCCAAGACTGCAATTTTCTAACTGCTTAATAACAGTTAGATACTAACAGAATCTAACACAACGCATGCAACTGTTAGATTCTGTTAGGTTCTGTTAGAATCGGTTAGATTCTAACTGTTAGGCTCTAACCAAAAGGAAGCCCACCCTTTCGGGTGGGCGGTTGTTTCAATCTTCGTAGCCGTCGCGCTCTGGTGGGTTGTTGAGTATTCTTTCAGTAATCGCTTTTTCTTCTTGACTTGTCAATTCAACTTCTTTGCCGTCGATGGTTGAAGAGATGATTTCAACGTCCGCATAGACCTCGGGTTCCATGTAGGTTGCATCGGAGCCGCTTGAATAGATTGCTTCGATTTCAATCTCTTGCTCTCCAATGACGTTGCCGTCTTCGAGAGTTGTTTCACGGGTGAATGTGGTGTGGACTGTGGTGGATGTGCTGGACATGCGCAGAGGGTAACATTGAATTTGGGGGAACACAAGCTTTCTTTTACTCTTTTTTCTTTTATTTTTTAATCAATTAAATGCTTGCATAGTTTGCGCCGTGCAAGTAGAGTCTGCGCATGGACTCATCCAGACATAAAGCAACGGTTATGGTCAATAGGGCTGTCAAAACCTTAACGGGCGGCGCGGTCGATCTATCAGATCTATCAGATACATTCAATCTCTGCGCGGGATTGGATGAACTGGAAGAAGCTATTGAAGACGCCGATTCCCTAACTCCAACGAGCGAGCTTAAAGACCTCGCGCAAGAAATTGCAGCTCAGCTTCTTGAAGAAGAAGGATTCCCTATCTAACTGACGGACATGAAAACAATCTGCTATCTAACTTATTTCCTAACTTTTATCGCCGCGCCTTACATCGCGGGCTATGCAATCACCACCCTGTGGATGATTCTATCAGATTCTAACGTATACTAACCGAATGTCCTTAGCAAGACACTAAAAGGCTAACAATTTCTAACAAAAAAAACTGCAATTTTCTAACTGCTTAATAACAGTTAGGTTCTAACACAATCTAACGGATCGCATGCAATCGGTTAGATTCTGATAGATTCTAACGGTTAGCTAACAGTTAGAGCCTAACCGAAAGTTAGGGTGAGCCGTTAGGCCCACCCGTTAGGTTTTGTTAGGCGAGGAACGCTACGAGCTTGTCACGTAGATTTTCCAGCTCTTGACGGTTCAAGAAAATGGTGGAAGTCAATTTCCAATTGTTTTTTTCTTCGAACCTAAGCGAAAAGCCCGAGCTTCCCAAGTCGTAAATTTGAGTGGCTTTTGCGGTGTGAAGAGATGTCGTGATGACATGCTCTCCGTTGCTTTTTTGAAGTGACAGGCAGAGTTTTTTCGACTTGTCCAGCGACACTAGCTGGCAACCCTTGTCCTTGAAACTTAGGACGGGGAAGGAACTTTTTGTGTCCTTTGCGAAAAGAACTGGAACGGGCGGTGCAGCGCAGCGGGTAGTGGTGGATGTCGTGGACATGCGCAGAGAGTAAGGTGTGGGGGGCGAATGACAAGAACTCTTTTGTATTTTTTGAAAACTTTTTTGCAAAAAACTTCTTGACAAGTTTCTAGCAGAAACCTCTAACATATATATGTATATAAAACTGCAATTTTCTAACTGTTAAATAACAGTTAGATTCTAACACTATCTAACAGGTCGCACCAATCTGTTAGATTCTGTTAGAATCTGTTAGATTCTAACAGTTAGAAGCTGTTAGCTAACGGTTAGCTAACGGTTAGCTAACGGTTAGATGCTAGACTTCCGTTAGGGTTCTGCTAGGTTCCCGTTAGGGAAGGGGGGAGGGGGCGGGGCTTTCACCCCGCCCCGTGATTCAAACCGCGCAAGATGCAATCAAAGCCTCTCTTGCATTCATCATGCATGCATGAACGTGATAAGCTTGCCAATCGCCCGAGTTTTTCTTCGCTTCTTCATAATGCCATGCAGCGTCAAATGCATGCTTGAGTGCTTTTCTTGCTGCTTCGCTCGTCTCGTGCAAGTGATGCACTGACAAGCTTGCAATGCGCGCGGATTGTGCAAAGTGAAGAGCGTCTTGAATTGTTTTCTTATAAGGTGTAATCATGTTTTTAGGTTCTAGCTTTTCGCGCCCCGCTTCATGCGTGGCGACGGGGAAAGAAAAGCATACGGGGGCGGGGATGCCAAGACTTTTCTTCATTTTTTTTCACTTTTCTTTTCACGGGGGGGAAATGACAGCGCAGAGCTGGACGCTAGGCGCAGAGCTGGACGCTAGGCGCAGAGCTGGACGCTAGGCGCAGAGCTCTGGACGCTTTCCAGCTTTTCAGGCATCACATGATTTTTTTTTATTTTTTATGAAGAAAGAGCTTGCAAGGTCCGTTTTCCCCGTGTAGTCTTTGCGCATGGCTACCCCATACAACATCCCGCAAGTCGGGCAAACAATCCGATACATCCCCGCTCAAAGCACAACGGGGGAATCCGTTAGAATCTTCACCATCTTGTCAGTTGACAAAGTGGGAGAAGGGAAAAGCGGGGCATACATTCAAGGCATGATGCGTGACCACTTAGACGGCGCAGAGCGCGGAAGGGTTTTGACTCTCGACCGAATCGAAGCCTAACGGAAAAGGGCGGGGGGGAAACCCCCCGCCCTCACTTCGAGCTATACTCTAACCGTTAGTCTAACTCTAACCTAACTCTAATCTAACACTAACAGAACCCCCCCCATTTCTGAAAATCTAACAGAAGTATATCTAACAGAACCCCTGCGGGGGCCTCTTCATCAATCTCCCCTCCAATCCCCAACACTTCACTTCGTCACGCACAGCCCCGCGATCCAAAGTTGGATCATCATCGCGCTCCGCACCACCCCCTCCCCCCATTTCCCGAAGAAGAATAGTTATACACTTCCAAAAACCCCTCAAAAGTGTAAAAAAAATCATCACCCCATTTCAGAAAAACCAAAAAAAATGTCCAAAACTTTTTCAGACCTTCTTGTAGCAGCGTATAACAACAATGTTGGAAACTACTATGCAGCACCCGCCAACCAAACCTCCATATCACTTCAAAACCAGTTGCAAAATACACGCTCCCTTGCCCCGAATCAAGCGGGCGACTTTAGAATCGGTGGGCCACTCAGTGCCAAAATTAATGTGTCGTGTTATGTGTGCAATCTAGACGGCGCAGATAATAGCTACAATTTCTTTTCGGGCGTGTTTGCAGATTTGACGGGAGATGTTTCTACTCATATTTATGTCGGCGGCACTTTCTTTGATAGATGTTACCTTGACAGTGCGAGTGTAGAAATAACTCCCTTTGGCCCGATTTCAATGTCGGCAGAGTTTACTTGTTTAGCGCCACCAACTGGAGAGTATACGCAAGTTTCAGCTCCGTGGTCTAGTGTGGATAATCTCAAAGATCATATTGCCTATGGTTATTATACCCAGATCACAGACGGCACACTTCTCTCTGATGCTAATCGCGAAAGTATAAGTTATAAAGTAGCTTGTGGCAGAACATACTCGTATGCGATTGGTGGCATACAAGCATCGAATGTGTTCTTGGATACAGTAGAGAAAGAATTAAGCATCAAGGCCACAGACATTGGGACGTTTATCAACTACGCAAGTTACGGAGATATCATATCTATCAAGCCGCGAAACTCTCTTGGCGAAGACATGATCACCACTGGTTTGTTTATGACATCGGCGGCAAAGATCATGAGTCAAAACTTGAGCATTCAAGAGGGCGGAAATTTAGCTGGAGATATTTCTATGAGAGAGGTTATTCTGTGATTGTCGCGTGTAAATAATAGAAGATGCAGAAGAAAAAACTCGTCAAATCGGGTTCTCTTGAGGTTCTCACTCAACTAGAACATAAGATCAGAACTAAAGCTCGCAAATTCAAATTTACCGCAAAACAAGTTCATCTTTTAGACATACTCCTTAGCCCCGAAAATTCCATTGTGTTTATCTCTGGACCTGCGGGCGTCTCCAAAACTTATTTAGCCATCTACTCCGCTATTCAGCTCATGTCTGCTGATAGAGACAAAGATCTACTATATGTTCGTAGTATTGCTGAAAGCGCCGATCATGGCTTGGGTAGTTTGCCAGGTGACATTGCCGAAAAGTTTGATCCGTTTCTCATGCCGTTGTATGACAAACTAGAAGAAATCGTTCAGCCGCAAGATGTCGTGTGGTTAAAAGATCAGGAGAAAATCTCCTCTGTCCCGATCAACTTTTTGCGCGGCGCAAACTGGGTAAACAAAATTGTTGTCGCAGACGAGTGCCAAAACTTTTCGTTTAAAGAACTCACAACTCTTATCACTCGCGTGGGTGAAGGATCAAAGCTTATTTTGTGTGGCGACTTTATGCAAAGCGATATTGGTCATCGATCAGGCTTTAAAGATATGTTTACAGCATTCAATGATGACGAAAGCGAAGGTCGCGGCATTAGAACGTTTTCATTCAATCACGAAGACATAGTGCGTAGCGAGAT